TTCAGGTTTATATTCTTTCCAGAAATCAGCAAACTTTAATATCATCTCCCATACTAACTGAGAGTATTTAGCTCTACCGTAATCATCCATCCAGCTTACTTCTTCTCCTTCTACTAACTTTTCAGCAGCTTCATGTACCTGAGTACCTTCTTTACCTGCTTTTCTCATTATAAGATCGGCGTTATGCCCAACGTCCTTCATCCATGTTTCGAAGAACTTATTTTTGGGCATATATTGGAGTATAGTAGTTACGGAAGGATAGTATACTCCTTCGCCTCTCTTATAGACTCTCCGGTCTAAAAAGTTAATTTGCTTTAAATCGGGGTTAAAGTCTAGTCTCTTTTTCTCGTTTTGTTCGAGAATATTCATTCCTTGTTTGATCATAGATCTAATTTGTGCAGCATCATTTTCGTTAAGTCTAGTTCCTCTGCTTGTTGTATAAAGTTAGTAAAAGCAGTAAATCCCATTTCAGATGGATCTTTGTCTGGAAGATCTACTAGGAATACTCTTTTACCTTGGTTTAAAAATTTTTCTGCTATTTGTATTGCTTTATCTCTAGCATCTGTATCTAATGCGATATAAATGTCCTGTACATTACTAGTGATAATCTTTTTATATAGTTCATTAGACACGCTCTTACCTAGTATAGGTATAGCATTTCGACGTATAGCTATAGCGTCAAACACTCCTTCACATAGTATAATAGGTGCGTTCCAATTAATTAAGTTCTCAAAAAATATTATGTCTTTGGAAGCTTCAGGATTCTTGTACTTAAAGTAGTTGCCATCGTAAGTTCTTGCAACATAGAAATTGAGTGTACCGGATGAAGTATAACTTGGAATAACAACTCGTCCTCCATAGTCTCCAGTTGTGCAGTATCCAATCCCATATTTAATAAAATCATTGTCGGTAAGTCCTCTCTCATAAAGATAATTTCTAACTAGTTTAGCAATAACTGATGTTGTAGAAGCGGAATACAATGGTTGGTATTCTTTCGGTAGTTCTACTATAGATAGCGGCTGGTAATCTATTTGTGAGCCTCTTGGTATGTACTTTAGTATACTATCAGCAATACTCTTAGGAGTTTTCAACTGCCTTACTAAAGAGCGTATAGATCTACCTTTAGTTTGACAAACCCAACATTCCCAAGGATTATGTCCTTGTTCGTTAGTTGCCATATTGATTTCCAACTTAGGCTTTCTGTGGTTGCAGAAAGGGCAATGGAAAGCGTAATTATCTCTCGCTCTTTTGTGAGACTTACCTAAAAGATTCTCAACAGAACCGAGTAAGAATGTATAATCCATACTAATGTCCGTAACTAGTTATACTCCAATATAAGAAAAATAATTCTAAATATCAACTAATTTAAGGTGATTCTTTTGATTCACCATAATGTTGGAAGGTCTGATGTCTAATTCATCAGGGTCTATACCGTAACGTTTAGCATCTTTTTTAACTGCATCTACCCATTCTTCAGGAATTTCTCCTTTAAACTCTCCTAGTACTTCCATTTGTATAATACCGAGTTTAGGATTAATTTCCTCTACATCGTAGATATGAGCAAAATGATTTGTTTTTTTACCCTTAAGTACGTGGGCATGTTCTAATTCAATTTCGTCTGTAGTAACTTTATATACTCTGCCGTTAAGTAAATAAGCTGAACCGTAATCTCCGGAACCTAAATGCTTACCTCCTAAGTCTTGTATCTTATCTATTTCCCTTTCAAATCCTGGGTCGTAGTATAGAATTTCGCCAAGTATTACGTTTGATAGTCTCATACATGTTAACTTACGTCCATTGCGTCATCGTGATCTGCATCGATCCCTTTAGCTTTAATTGCGTCAGTAATTTTATCTAAAGTAGTAGGAGCATAATCTCTTGGTAGCTCCATTCCTGTTAGGTTTTTGATATACTCAGCAGCTTCATCATAGGATCTAATTTTGTCTTTCCAGTTATTTAATCCACCTTCTGTTGGTTTCTCATAGAGATATGTTCCGTAGTACCTTCCAAAATCAGTATATGTTATATTGATACGGTGAACTTCAAATCCTGGTTTATATTCTAATATTAAAGTGCTTAGTTTCATCTTACTTACTTTTGTATAAATAGCTAGGTTTTGTGGAGCTTTACAATAAACCCACCTTCATCTAGCTCTATGACTGTGTCGACCCACTTGTAAATGTCTTTCTTTATATTGTGATATGGTTCCGGATATAATTCATCTACGTTAGGATTAACCTGTGTAGAAGTGCTCCAAAGCTTGTCTATATCATCTCCTTCAGCGAAAAATTTGTTGATTAGTATGCCTTGTTGCTGAATATAACTTCTGTATGTACTTCTTATTACTTTCTTTTCTACCCTTGTATATTCGTCAATATATACATCTGCTGCATAGCTAATTATTTCATGGTTATCGTAAAGTTCTTCTGCAAGAGTAGAGTTAATTAAGTATGCATGAGCACCATAATCTCTTTCAGTATCATTCTCCTGTAAGTGTTTACATATATAATTTCCTGCTATCTTTCTTCTCTGCCTTCCAAACCAAACGATATCTATCATTTGCTTTTTTACTTTATCTATAGTTTTCTTAAAATTACCTGAGTATATATCTTCGACTAAATCTAAAGTAGGTCTTGCATCATCTTCAAGTATAAGGTAATATCTTCCTTCTGATGTTTGATCATTATCTTCAACAATCTTTTCGTATACAGATCTATGAGATATAGAGGTGGCAACAATATTTTTAGATAAACATCCGTTAGGATCGAAAAATGTATCGGATAGCTCTCCAGAAGATAACATTTTATTTATGTTTAAATTCTTACCTAGAGTTGCGTCTACAAAGGTGTAATCGAAGTTAGAGTAATGAGACCATGCGGCTTCAAAAGCTTTTCTCCTTTTTTTATTTTTAGGATCGCTAATTACATAAACTTTATAAGCTCCAAAATTATATAATGGAACCTTATAATGTATAACTTTACTTTCCTTGTCCGCGGTACTTTTTAACATAATTTTTAGAATTTTTGAGTTTTGAAGATTTAGACTTAGCGTGTACGCCTGGTCTTTTCTTTCTACTCTTTTCTAAATAATTACCAACTAGTATTTTAGCCATTTTAATTATTAACTTTGTTATAAATATAAGAAACTTTTTGAATTATACCAACAGCATTTTTATAATCTTCTGATGCTAGCATTTCTTTTCGTGTGTTGTATACTTTAATTCCATCTAAATCGAAGTATTTTAAATTACCTTCATCATCTATTGCACAGTTGTATACGTTTACAATATCAGTTAAAACGATATTATGTTCAAGGGCTGCTTCAAAATGTTTTAACATTTGAGAAAAAACATTAATTCTTACAGGCCATTCCCAATCGTCCCAATCAGGGTATAGATTGTACTTAGCACAAAGAACTTGATACCCTTCATATCTCTCTTGAACTACATATAATACTCCGTTATAAATCCCGACATCATATAGTTTAGGTATTATACCGAGATTGTACAGGATATCATTTGTTTTTAAAATGACTAGTTTCTGTTTTAAAGATGCTACTGGTACTGTAGTATTAAATGTTATTTTATCTAAGACAGCTTTGCAGGGGTAAATAAACTTTAGTACGTAATCTTGATAGTAAAATACTTTATGAAAGTATCTAAAATCTCCATTAGTTTGAAGTGTTGTAAGTTTTGAATCTGCGTATCTATTTTCTATAAGATGTTTAGAGTCTATAATAGAAGTAAAACTGTACTCGCTTAATTCAGCATTTACTTTCTTAATCTCTTCTGTCCAATCTGTAGTTCCTAGTTGAAATTTATTTCGCTCAGGTATATGGAATTCATTTATTTTAATATCTTCTAAATAACATTTCACACTGCTACCTATATGAATGTTATATTTATCAGCTAACTGTTCACCGAGTTTAGCATCCATAGTCGAAGACCAACTACCTACTTTACCAGATCTAAAGTCATTAGTAGTATACTTAATACCGTCAGTATTTTTATTTGGTAGTCTTATATCTATCTGCTTTTGAACTGGTAGCTCTAGAAACTTACCTACTTTATCTACTGATGATTCATAGTCATTAATTATATCCTCAAATGAAATAATTTCCATATCAAGATTGAGAAGCTCTCTACTCATATAAACTGAAAACCAGTTCTTGTAAAAATCTATTAATATATCTCCTAGATTATCATAATCAATACCAGGAGTTTCATATCCTGTATTATCAAAATTCTCGTAAAAGTCTGAGAAAGAATTGTAGTTTTGTTTGATATGAGGTCTATGATAACAAGAGTTAATTATATCTCTAATATCTCTAAAGATTAATATGATTTTAGATTCAGAAAATATCTTATCTATTTTTTCGTCAATACCTAAGTCAATAGTATGGTTACGTTTATAGTGGTCTCTATAGTTGTGTGAGTGAGTAGAAGTTACTTTGTTTCCTTCGTCTATTAACTCTTGAAAACCATTTAAACCCGGGTGTTCAAACTTAGTAAAGTCTAGATAGTTTTCATCAATACTCTCGTACCCAAAGTTATTTACTATGAGATCTGCTAGTAAGTGAGTACCGCTTCTTCTTGCTGCTACTATAATTACGTTCCGTTTATACACCATGCATACTTTAATCCGGTTAGTCCATAGAGTGGATAATACCACTCATCATAAAATTCTCGATAGGTATGATAGTTACCTTTAATATCATCTAAAGGAAAAAATCTATGAAAATACCCACAGTTCTTATACATAGACTTTTTATACTTTTCTACTCCATCTATTCTTAAAGGTTCTTCATTAATAAAGTCTGCAACTCTATCTTGAAAGTACTCTGGGTAGAAGAGAGCATCTTCATATCTGACTATTAAGCAGTTCTCTTTGAATTCTTTTCTATAAAAGTTAATTAGTTCTGCTTCTTTCTCTACAGTGAGATCTAGTAGCTCTCTTAAGTTAGGGTTGCCATGATCTAGTGTTGGGTAGTCAAAGGGGTAGTGATGGTTGCCGTTATCGAAGTGTAGAATATTCATTGCTACCTCTCTAGGATCTGTTACAACTACTACTACTTTAGTTCCTGCTTTCTTTAGAGTCTTAGTTATCTTTTTATCTAATATTGAATGAGACTTACTCCAGTAGGGTCCGGTTTGTATACTTTCGAAGTTTTCGAGTATAGCTTCTCTACAGAATTCTGAGCCGGACATTCTCCAGCTTACTAAAAGGTATTTGTTATCTTCTATAGGTTTATGTATCCACGCTAATGCACCTTCAAGTTCCATACAATCAGGGCTTATGTCTCTCCAGTTAAATACTCTTTTATTTTTTTTCAGCATTAGGTTTATTAGAAAGAGGAATTGGTATTTCTGGTTCGGTCTCTATAGCTTTGATATGTCTATTAGATTGAGGTACTAATACTTGAGGAAAGTATTTTTCTATATAAGCTCTATGTGGACTATCTTCAGCAGTAATTTTAGCCCATTCTGATATTAAGACGTTATCGTGTGGTAAGTTAGTCTGTAGTGTAGAGAAGTCTGTATCAGCAATAATTGGAAAGGGTCTATATTCTTCTAACCAAGGATAGGTTACTTTATCCATCCATATATCGTTGCATATTAATTCTCTAGTTTCTACGTCAGCTATAAATATTTCAGCTGCTTCTGGTTTCATTGCGTATGCATGATGTCCTAAGAAGTTTGCTTGATCTAGTAAATGTACTCCGTCTTCAGGCTCTTTATACGACATAGCAAAAGGTCTTATATAACTTGGCCTACCAAAGTTAACACATTTATCAAATTCAATATCAGGGATATTATCTACAAATATAGCGTCGTGTTCTAAGATTAAAATAGGTTCTCCTAATTCAACGCATTTCTTCCAGAGTAAGTAATGTGAGGTAAAAGCTGCTCCTATATTATTTGGTCTACCAAATTCAGCTTCAGCTTCTCTATCCATAATGTGGAATCTTCTATTACCGTTATCTGGTAATATGTCTTGCCATTGATCAGGAGTAATAGCTTCGAAGTGCTCTAAAGGTTCTTTGTATCCTACTTTGATAGCAGATTGTCTAACCTTTTCTGCTGATCTAACTGAGTCTTTGTTGTTACTTAAGGTGATTACGAATGTCTTCATTTCTATAACTCTTTTATTTTAACTGTTAAATTACCTGTACCTTTTATGAGCCTATGGTAAGTCTCTTTAGGTATAAATACACTATCTATTTTCTTAGGGATTTCGTTATCTAGTTGGAATTTCCAATCTGTATCATGTAGAGCTTCGACTAAGCGGTCTTCTTTATCTCTATGCCATACAAATTCAAATGCAGAAGTCTCTGCTGAGAACTCTCTTATAACGTACCCATCTTTAATTACTTCGGTATAGGGTTTCATTTAATGGTATCATAACACTATTACATTCTTTACATAGGAAGTATGGTCCATCAGATGGGTGAAATACCTCCATTTCGTTATCGCACTTACGGCAGATTCTACCAGTATCCTGAGAAGTTAGATCCACCGCCAAGTGATTTCCAGTAACGGCCAATATTACATGACCAGTATCCTGCTTTAGTTTTGTCTTTTTTAGTTGCACATTTATGTCGTGCAGCAAAAGATGCTCGTGCACCTTTCTGTTTAAGTTTAACAGATAATCCAGTATCACCGAAAGATACCTTCTTTACGTTTCCTTTTTTACTCTTTACGTAGACGTAGAACTTTTTAGAACCGCCACGCTTAGGTTTATTAAGAGCTACTTTTTTACCTTGATATTCTGCTTCAGAAATATAGTCAACAGAAGCTTTAAGCATATCAAATCCAGAATAATCTAAATCTTCATTTAGCTTTACTGCTTTTCTGAATGTTTCCATATTAATAGTAGCTCCCATAGATTCGATTAGTTCTTTGACTAATTCATAGTCAATCATCTCGTCTATACCTTTACCTTCATCTAATAGGTCTTCATTCTCTAACATCTCGTCAATTAGTGAACCTATTTCAAATAAAGGATCCTTACCTTTTGATATCATAGGCAGGTCTAAGGGTACTTTCATCCCGTTGTATTCTGCATACTCTCCAATATCTGTATTCTCTAATAGGTAAGTATCTTCTTCGTTAAGTTTAATTTTACCGTCTCTCCACGCTTCTCTTGCTTCAGTGAATAGTTGTATAAAGGCGTTCGAGCTATAACGGTAGACATTCTCATGTAAAGAGAGACCGTTGTCTATATGGTACTGTAATGATGGTACTCCTACGAGTTCTTGTATTTTAATCATAAGTCGAAATCTTTTCTATAAAATTTTCCAAGTACATTGTCGTTAATATAGTTATCCCGATTCTCTAGTACTTCATTTATAAATAGGTACTTACACTCGAAATACGTTAATAGCTTCTTATTCGGTACAAAAGCTAATATTTTTTTTTCGAAGTCCCCTCTTAGGTCTTCTGATTCTTTTACTAATTTTAATATATCCTTGTGTGAACCATAATATTCTCTCCAGTCTGATTCTGTTACCACTTTTTGCTTAAGAGGAGTTCTTCCTCCTATACCTTTTGCCTTACGCTCTAATCTAAGAGCTTCAAGGGCTTTTTTTCCTAATCTTTTGTTACGCTCGAAATATAGTACTTTTTTTCCTATATACTTCAAGCCGGATGGCTTATACAATGTTTCATAAATAAAACCGTAAGTGCCTTCTGGCATATCTGATATTTCTGTTATAAGCCTACCCTGAAAAGTCCAGGTAGGTAGTGTTGGCATTGTCATATATTTTTTTGATTTGTCTAAATTTATCTAGGAACCATTCTAAATCAATACTCTCAGCTTTTTTAAGCATAGTATTTACGGCTTTAATTTTAAAGTCTATACCTCTAGTATAAATTGTTAAGCCTTCGGCGCTGTAACTGTAAACCTTATCTTCACGGTCACTTTCTACATAAATAAAGAATTCAACTTCTATATCACCAATATCGGTGAGATATCTTATTTTATCTTCTGTTTCTAAAAACCAATTATACCAAGATGGACCTCCATTAACTAGGTCATAATGGTCTATTGCTTTATCTAATTGCTCTCTTGTTAATAATACGTCTATATCTCTTACAGGGTTAAGAGCTCTCCCTGTATGAGCTACGTCTTCTATGCTACCGGTAAAGATAATATCCTTCCCTATTTTGCTTTGTAGCTCAAGAACTACTTGTCTTATGTCCTTACTAATGTAGTTCATAGTACTTTTTGAATTCTTTTTTATTATACTCTTTAATAAAGTTAACAAATGCAGGTAAATGTTTGCGGCTACTAAACATATGAAGGTATCCATTATGTTCAGCAAGAGGAACTCCAGTTAAGTTGTGGTGATTAGCGATACAAGCTAGACTATGTTCCCCAATAGTCATGCTAGTTACTCCATGGTGTTTTTCGATTGGGAGTTCGTTGTAAAGCCAATCTAGTTGTCTATGATACCTATCTAGGTATAACTCTTTAACAGAATTATTTTTGAATCCTAGTGCACCAATATTATAAGCTCCTGTGTACTCTTTAGTCCATTCTGGGAATACTTTTTTAATTCCTTCTTTATCGAATAGCTCTAAATTATGTTTGTAGTAAGTTTCATATAGATTTGTTTCCGTATGATCATAATATATATCACCATCGGGTATTACTAATTTTTCATCTAAAAATAAATCTCCGTCTAAATGTAGAAATGTACCTTCATGTCTTTCGATAGCTTCAAATTTAGCTTGACTCCATATCTTATATTTACTACCTTGGGTGTTTAGTATCTTTATATCATCTACTAGATGTTTGAATCTCTTAGCTTGTTTTTCATCTGTATACATAGTAACAGGGTAGTACTGTCTAGCTAACTTAATAGCTAGTTCCATGAACATAAGATTATTCTCTCGTCTGTGTCCTGTCCAGTAAGCGAATTTATCGTACTTACTGTAAAAACTAAAAATTACTTCCATACCCGTTTAATGTTTTTAAATTACCGTATCTACTGAATACAGAGTAGTATATGCTGGGACTTATATGAACACCACCTTCTATTGATTCTAGCTCTGTATATTTAGTTATGAGTTTTTTTGCTTCGTCTTTATGACAAGACTGAAAGAATAGTTCTTTCCAGGGGTAGTACATTAAGTTCAACTTATCTTTATAAAGCTTCTTTCCTTTAGCCGGATAGTCTTTATCGCTGTACCATCCCATAAGTACAGGTTTCTCCTCTATCTTATTATCTTCATAATAGAATGTCTCAAAATAGTCTTTATCGTTACAGAAAAAAGGTTCTACAGTTATGCCGTGAACTTTACCGCTTATGATTAACCTATTTAAAAATTTAGAGACTTCTTTTATACTTACCTTAGTCTTCTTAGTTATGAGTAAATCTAAATCATTACCTAAGAGTGAACCAAAAGACTGTATTTTAAACTTAGAGGAATTGAGTAACCTTAGATTAGCATAATACCAATCTTTAATTTTTTCAGCAGTAACTTTATCTTTACTGTGTAGGTATTTAGGTTTGTCGTATTTAGCGAGAAAGTCGTTATATGAACTAAAAGTTTCTGGGTTATCAACATTAATAAAATCGTAGTTGAACTTTAAAGGAATGTCATTAACTCCACTGTATAACTCTGTGTCTACAATAGCAACTATAAACACCTTATCCTTTATACTGTCTAGATATTCTAAGTTAGGATATCCTCTGTAAGTATATATACATAGGTGTTTAACATCTGGTAGCAATGTGCTGATGTCAGTGCTGTCGTTTATACAGGTAAAAAGAAATTCACTATTACTTAGTGTCTTTATTTTGTAGGGTGGAACGTAACTCATTTATCTCTGTCTGTTGCTCTTTAACTGCTTCGATTAGTAGGGCAACTATTTTTTCATAACGTACCGCCTTGAAACCAGTGTCTCTAGTGGTAACTAATTGTGGTAAAACTTTTTCAATGTCTTGAGCGATAACTCCTACATCATGTCCTTCTTTTTCAGATTTGTCATTCCAGTCCCAAGTTACTCCATTTATTTGGTGTAGTTTTTCTAATGCATATGGAATAGGAGTGATATTATCTTTTAACCTTTCGTCTGAAGTAGAGTATGCTGTTATATCTCCTGTTACATCTAATGTACCGTTAATTTGAGTATTACCACCGATAGTTGTAGTTCCGTCTGCTTTAGTTTGGAATAATAACTTATCGTATGTAGTATTAGTATAGTAGTCACCTCCACCGGCTATAACCGAGAAAGAATCAGATGTATCATTATCACGTACACCTATTACCATATGTCCGCTTGATCCTCCTTCTATTAAAGAACCGAAAGCTGAACCTCCAAGTAGACCTGTAATGTCTGAGTTAGCATTTGTAAAGGCTCCAATAACTGTACTACCTCCAACGGTTAATGTACTGCCGTCAAATGTAAGATACTGTTCACCATTTAAGGTACTGTCTCCGTTTGCAGTAATAACTCTGTTGTTAGCATCGTTGTTAATAGTAATTGTACCGGCAACTAATGATGCTAATGAAGATGATACAGAACTAAAGCCTGTAAGAGATAAGTCGGCAAATGATGGTGATTCGCCTTGTGATAAATTGTGTAACGAAAGAGCGGCTCCAGCAACTCCGTTTGTAGATAAAGCTATTGTACCTTGTACTGCAGGGATATATAATGCTGATGCAGAAACTATACCTGATGGTATATTCTGTAAGTCAGGGTAGCTTGTAGATAAACCATCTACTGTGGTACTTAAGCTAGCGAAAGAAGAAGATATACTTCCCCATTCGTCTATTCTCATATCTGACCCTGTAATAGATTGTTCGGTAACTATACTACCTGTAAAGATATGTACATCACTTGCAGCGTCTCCAAATATGTTTGAACCTGAGTTATAAAGTATAGATGAAGTAACATAAGTAGTGCTAATTTCTGTTGCGTTTATTCTACCTGTTACTGTTAGATTTCCTGCTAAGGTATCTGTTGTATTTCTTAAGTATGTAGCCTGTACTGAATCACTTCCTGATTGTATACGAGTTGCTAAAGATGAGCTAGTAGATGTTAGGTCTGCTGCTAAAGAGGCAGATGCATCGAATGCAAACTGTAAGTCAGAAGCTAAGGATGCTGAAACGCTTCCCCATTCAGCTATTTGTATATCTGCTGAGCTAGTTAAGCTACCTTGTAATTCTAAACTACCTGTAAATGAGTGAGTATCGTCAGATGTGTCTCCAAACTTAGTAGAGCCTGATTCAAATACAACTGAAGAGTTATTAAACTCTGTTCTCATTTCTTGAGCAGTAACTGTACCGGTAACTGTTAAATCCCCGTCTACTGTAGCATTACCTACGTTAATAAACGAACCAGTATGCTTAAACGTTTCTTGTCTAAAGTCATATAAGAAATTAGCAGAACCGCTTAACGTAGCTTCCGAACCAGAAGGCTTATTTCCTTTCTTGAACTGTACGTAGTAGTCGTACCCCGAAGGAGGGTTCATCGGTAAGTCTGTTGAATTAGCTAAAGAAGCGGAAGTAAACAAACTCAAAGTTGTTCCACTAACAGATGCAGAATAATAAAACTGTCTAAAGTTATTATCTAACTCTGTATGAGTTAACGCTGCTCCTTTATCACCTCTTAATATAATAGCCATTTTACTTCTCTAATTTAGATATTCTTTCTTCTAAATCCATTATAATGCTACTCTGTTCGTTAATTGCTTCAAACAAAAGTGGAACAAGTTTAGAGTAGTCTACAGAAAGATACGAATCTTTATCTTCCGAAACAACTTCTGGAAGTACTTTTTCAACTTGCTGAGCGATAACGCCAACTTGTCTTTCTGTTTTATTATTCCAATTAAAGTAAACTCCTTCAATTTGACTTACTCTAGAGAGTGCATTATCTATAGGATAAATATTTTCTTTTAACCTTTCGTCAGAATTAGATAGCAATGCATCAGATGCTCTTATGCTACCAGATACTTCAAGGTTGTATGTTAAATCACTTACACTGTTGTTTACCCCTACTTTAGAACCGCTATAAATAAAGTCTGGTGCACCGTCAAGGTTACCTGCATTATTGTATTGAACGTTAAAGTTAGTACCAGCTACTTGGCCGGCTGTTAAAGGTATACGGTGAGAACTTTGATTAATCGGAACTTCAGCACTGCCTGTGTAATGTAGGTACAAGTTGTTTCCGTCTAAAGAGCTAGAAAAGTAATATGAACCGAGGTTCGTATCCATTTCAGCATACGTTAAAGCTTGTCCTTTATTTGCTCTAAATGTTATAGCCATTATACATCAATTTTTACTACAAAGGTCATATCTGTATTATGAGTCTTTTGTATTGGTCTGTTTGTTTTCGCAACTGCTAACAATTGGTTAGCATTATTATATAATCCTATCGTTGTAACGTAAGGTGTAAATGCGCTTCCTGTTACATTATTACTTACTTTTCCAAAAGAACCTGTGGTTGCAGTTGAATTATAAGTATAATTTAGTTCAGAATCTTTTACATTACAATGAACATTATATGTATAAATAGGTTGGTTTGATTTCCATCGCAACTTATGTCTAGAATAAGTACTTAAATATCTAGCAACTGTTGTATCTGTTATCACAGCCAGCCCTTTGTTATAAATAATATCGCCTACAACTTTAGTAGGTTCTGTGTAATAGTGGTTAGAACCAGAGTAAATTAATGCTCCATCTCCATTATCTATTATTTCTATTCTCTGTTGACCTCTGTCTATGTCAACGTACTGTATATCTTCTCCCGGTGCTACTGATTCAGTTACAAAGTTACTTTCATCTTCTAAGTAGTCTACATTATCTAATGGATTAGATCCGTACCAGTATTCTATATTCTCTACGAATTGATTATCGCCGCTTAATTTATCCTTAACATAATCTCCTTCTATAAAAGCATCTTGTGCTTCAACCTGTGGTTTAAATGAGAATGTATTAGGAACAACATGTGTACCAGTGACATCTCTAGGTATTGATATTACGGCTACTTCTGATTTAATATCTCTAGAGCCACTATAAGTAATAGTAGTCTGTAAAGAGAGATCACTTGAACCAGAAAATATACCGTTACCTAATGCACCTCTATAAAAGTTTTGGTTAACACTATCCCAAACTAGCTTTTGATATCTATTGTTTCTTAAGTCTGATGGATAGGGGTAACCGGGAGTAGATCCAGAAAAGCCTCTTAAAGTTTCTAATTTATAAGTCTCTAAAAGGCTACCTGATGCTTCCCATTGTTTACGGGCTGAATAATCAGATACGTATACACTTTGTCGGTTCAGTTTTTTGTAAGCGCTCATTCATTAATAGTCAAGCTTAACGCGGATTAGCGATTCTTTTGTAAAATCTTTTAACAATGGTCTTGACAATTTTGCTACTGCTAATAAGTCGTTATTATCATTATACAATCCTACTGTCGTAACATATGACTGTGGAGAGTTAATCATAACGTTGTGTCTGATTTCTCCTGATCCTGTAATTAAGGACGGGTTACTTGAGTAGTTAAATTCATTATTTCTTGCTCTAACAAATACAAAGTTAGATGCAACTGTTTCTTCTGACTGTATTCTAAAGTGTCCTCCTCTATTGAATAAATCGTATCCTTCTGAAAGGTTTGTGGTACTACCAGAGAAAGTAACTGTATTTGGAGCAGTAGTAATTCTTAAATCTAAACCACCACTTACATACGGTTGTTCAAAAGCATTTGCGTTAAGTAGTATAACTCCAATGTCTGGATATACCTTTCCATAAGAACCACTGTTTAGAGTGTATCCATTAGATTGGAAACTAGAATGAACAGTTCCTAAAGAACCAGAAACTAATTCATATACTCTACCTGCATCGGTAAATGTTACTGTACTCGTTACTTGGCTATTATCGGTTAATCTTCTAGAGTAGATACCTCCATCACTTCCAGAATTAGTAAGTACTAAATCTAAAGTACCAGGAAGAAGTTTCTCTTTATATCTAGCTCTATCTACTGATATAGCGTAGAAGTGGTTTGAAGAGACACCTCCGAAAATAAAATCTGCATCTTCATCTCCTTGTATTAAAGAGCGGTATTGACCGTAAATAGTAGAAGAAGGTGTTTTACCAGGAACGTTGGCGTTGTAGTATAATGTACCTAGACCGTTTTTATTACCGTAGGCTAGTGAGAACTGTACTCTTGAAGAATCTAAGGTAGATCCTGTTTGGTATATATTGTAGTAGTAATCACCCGATGCTCCTCCAACTTGTGTAGAAGAAGTAAAAAAAGTATTAAGTGTAGTTTGGTTACCAGACCATACCGGTGTAGAAATTGATTCTGCACTTACTACTACGTCTTGTTGATCAAATCTTTTAAATGACATAATTAGTTAGTTTTAGTAATTGTTACTGGAATCGTTAATCTAGCACCAGAATCTCTACCTACTACTGTTAATGTAGTTTGTAGTTGTGTTCTGTCTCCAAATAGTGTGTTGATTGTAGTTGCTGTTAAGTTAACTGTTGTTCCAATAACCCCTTTCGATACATTAGTACCAATCGTTGTAGTTGTGTTTAACTGTTCAGCTTCTTCAGTGTTAATACCTACACCTGTATAAGTATTTAGTACTCTAATATCTGCTATAGTAGCTGTATACCCTGCTGCTTCAAAGGTTGTTGTTGCACCTTGAAAGTTAAGCGTTTGTGGGGTAATGGCTATAGAAGCACCTTGTTTTAAAGTAATAGCACTAAATCCTAAATCTAATATCGGTAATTTTGAAGTACCTCTTGGGAGGGTTACTAGCTTGTACTTCATAATTTGTGTCTCATCCGGAAAGGCTTCTAACAATGGCATGTTTTCTATTGCCTCACCGTAGAGTGCAGAACCTGAGGGATGTTGTGGATTGTATAAGGTGTAATCAATCTCATCATCTGCCAAGGCAAATTGAGTAATTTTGAAAGAACCATCCCCTCTAGCTAATAGTTCTCTACCTTTTTTAGTTAAAATCGCATCCACTGTTACGATCGAATTATCTAAATATCCCATTTTGTTTTATTGAGTTTATTATAAATATCTAATATATATGTTTTATGAAGAACCACTATAATATATGATTCCTAATTCATCAGTAATAAATATACTACCTTTATCCGTAGCATGTATTTTCTTGTTAACTACCCTTATGAAGTCATTACCTTCTGATTCGTATATGATACTTCCTGAAGCTACTACTCTTCTTGCAAGGCTAGCACTAGCGTTTGTTAGGGTTCTTTTAACAGTTGGAAACGAACCAGCTATATCGTACGGTCTATCTCTAACCATCTCCCATGCTCCTAATGAGCTTGTTTGTGAGAATAAGATTGGTGTCTCTTCTACATTAAAGTATAGTTTTTTAGTATTTTGATCTGATTGACCTGAGGATAATATAGTTGCATCGTCAGCATCCATAGGGTGAATAGACCCTACAAAGCTTTTGTATGATTGAGCAGGATTATCTCTAGGTATTACAGCAACGTTTTTACTACCTTCGTATCTTGCATTAGTCCAACCTCGAGTTGTATAGTTACTGTATTGTATTTGAGCAGGTTGAGCTGTTCTAGTAATAATAGCAGCTAGGTTACTAGGGTTAACGTTGTCTGTATCTCTGTCTACTTCTAAAGCTGCTTTTGACTTTAATATTCCTGTTGCGTTTCCTTGTAGTGCATTAAAATCACTATTATCAAATTTCTCTTTTATATAAGGTAAGAAGATAAATTCTACCTCTATATCTAAAGGTGTACCTTGTGTATCGTCTTCTGGTGGAAGAGTAAATACAGTAGTAGGATCTGTCTCTAAATAAAAGTACTGGTTCTGCTTAGATATATTTATCACAGGGGTAGTCACACTAGCAGCTCCTAAAGTGAACTTAATTGAAGTTACTTGGTTAAGTGTCTGTTCTAGTGATACTCCGTTTGTACTGGTAAAAGGAATTGTTAGTCCTATAATGATGTAAGGAGGGAAAAATGCATTTGCTTTATAGTAAACTGTATCCCCGTTACTGTCTATACTGCTAGAATCGTACACTACGTTAGGGTACCTAGAAGAAGGTAGCTCGTAGTGCCCACTCCCTATACTACCACTGTACAGCAGGTTTACATTACCTACTCCGTAGTCTGATGGGTTTGTTCCTTTGAATTCTAGTATAGTCATTTTTTAATTATTCTATTCTATAGTACGCTTTTATATTCTCTGTATTGATCGATCCAGATATAAATGTAAATGGATTAGCATTAGTTATTCCATTTCCTGTTACTGCATCGACCCATTTTTCAAATCTAAAGTCAGCTCCTACTGCATCATGTGCTTCTATTGTCATTGTTGGATAAGCACTCCAGTTTTGGTTATAAGTAAAGCTTCCTGTGAGATTTATTGTCTCAGGGTAGTTTAAAGTTACTCCAGTCTGTCCTCCATATATACCTGTTAATACTTGATTGTCAGGAGCTCCTCCTTCGTACTCTGTCTCTATATTATAAATAACCCTGTCTGCAAAATCTGTACTAAAGTGAGCGTAGTATTGATCGACCGTTGGGTGTGTATCTTTATATATTGTTAAAGATCTATTTGTAGTTATTATCTTAGGATTTGCAGAGAGTGAACCTGTTCCCCAACCTTCGAAAAAGTATGGATAGTTAGGTTGTGCTTCTGCTAAGATATATTGATAGGTATCATAATCTACAGATTGACTTATAGTAGTGCTACTAAATGGAGCATATTTTGGATAAGTAATCGATACTTGCCCTTGTCCTACTGGGGTGAATTTATAAAATTCTCCTACTACAGTTATTTCTAGTTCTACAGTACACGATAAAGGTATAGGTAGTGAGAAGTTAAAAGCTCTTACTGAAAATACAGTATTCGGTTGTTGTTGAGATTTAAACGGATTAGCTTTATTTAGCTCACCGTCTGTTGCTATTAGTAATGATCCGCTAAACTCACCTGTAAATCTAGGTTCTTCACCTGTTATGTTTCTAGGTACTGGTCCTACAGGTGATACAAACGTCTGTGGATAGTTAGTTGTATAAGGGTCTTTATTAGCAACCCCAAAAGATCCTGCATCTGATCCACTAGATTCACCTACTGCTATAGAGCCGGTTATAATTTCATTAGTATATGAAACTGCAACTTGTTTAGCTTTACTTCTATTCAACATGTGAGACCTAACAATAACTCCTGTTGTTACGTTAGACCTAGCAGGTACGAAATCTTTAATTAATCTAAATAAAACATTATCGAAAAATTTAACTAACCTAATAAAGTCAGTCGGCTCTCTGTATGAATATAGATCGTCGTTCCAATTAAAATCAGCTAATGACCATTGCTCTATTACATTCTGCCAAATATTCCAAGGAGAGAATCCTTCTTCAAGTACCTGTTCTCCTATCTTATTTAAAACATGATACTTGTCAGATTGAGCGTCTCTAGGATCTCCTACAAAGTCGTCATAGTCAAAGCTAGAGCTAAATTTAAGCCTTATAACTTTGTTAGCAGGTTCAGAAATGTCAAACCCTACTTCAATATCATGTAAGTCATCAGAATACTTTTGAGTCTTTTGAACTATACTAGAATACCTAGATAAGGTACTTCCTGATGCTATTGAACCAGTGTTGTCTAATCTAATCTTATCTAAAGAACTTGTTACTTCCTGTTGTATTAGGAAGAATCTATCTCCATCTGTTCTTGCTCCACCTCTCTGTCGAACTTGTAATAATCCGTCGGGTATACCAAAACAGTTAATTAAGGCTCTTAATCCTCTATGTGTTCCCTTTGCTTTTGTTAGGAAAGGTATATTGTGGTATATTCTTTTATAAACCTCCTTTTGGTAGTTATCTTCAGGCATTGGTTGAAGATGTTCTAATCCACTACCGGAGGTAATTTGTCTATATGTATTGATTACTTCACCTGTACTACCTGAATCGTAAGTATCACCTGTGAATGCTGAGAATAAGTCGGTTAAGTTCCTGTTACTGTTCTTAAGGTTGTAACCAAAACTTTCGATTGCGCTTCTAACTAGGTCTTTAGATATACCAAAATCTAGTCTATTATCCGCATCATACTTATCAGAAGTTGCTTTAAAGTATATCCAGATGTTATCAAAATGCTGTCCTAGCATATGAGTAAACATCAGTAACGGTTCGTTTTCTGGATCTTCTCTTAAGTAAGTAGGTATAGTGTTAGTTAATACATCGTAGTTATTTATATCGAAATTAGAGGCAGATACTATTTGTTTATCAAACCATGCTAAAGAATCGTTAGTATTACTACGTTGATTAGTATACGGTGACTTTGTATTAGATTTTGGCCAAGAGTATGAACTACTTTCATAGTACAAATACTTATCGTAATGGTCAAAGTTCTTTACAACACCTTGTATCAGACCTTCGTAATAGTCTACACTGCCTGATATTCCTATTTTAGTATACCCTGTACCTGCTATGGTGGCAATACTATCTTCGTAAGAATTTATAAGATCTAACTTATATTTAAAGTTTCTTAAACGCTCTTCAGCAGAAGAAAAATGAATGAAATCAGAATAGTCTGTATGGTTAATACTTATTTGAGCACTCTTTTCATTGAATAGAGAGAATAAAGAGTAGTAAGAACTAGTTACAGGGTAACTAAATAACTCGTCATAATTGAAGAACTCTGTAGGGTTATTATTCTCTTTATCTAATTCTACATCAAAGTTAGGACCTTTAAGATTTGGTACCTTGATTACATCGGGTCTTGACTCTACTGTTACACTATATGATACTGTATCAGCTACTGTCTCAAGTACTCTACAAAGGTCTTTTTTACTCCATACATTAGGTAAAGGTTCATACAACTTTAATATTAGAGACACGGTATTTTTATACTCTTGTGTGTCTATATTAATTACAGTATGTACGTTGTTTTTACCAAAGTCTAACTTAAAGTCGTAAAAGTAAGCGTTATTCTGTAGTTTAGTTTTTATGACTTGAACGTTAGTTTCAAGCTCTTCATCTGTTAACTCTAACGTTAAAAGCCTAATCTCAGTACGGTCAGCAGAAACTTCTTCTAAGTAAAACCTTTTAGCTATTTTATTATCTGAGAATAGGTCAGATATAAAGTTATATGTAAGTAGTACGTCACCGTTTCTAAACCCGTTAGCTATAGCATCTTGAGAAGGATTAACTTCAATATTAGAAGCACCATCTTTACCGGCACCAGCAGCGAGTAGGGTTTGTGATTCGTTTCTATAGTCGTGTTGAGTTTTTAGCAACTCTCCGTCTAGAGTATAGAAGTGTAGATCTATAATATCTACATCTGGTTTGTAGGTACTATTGATAGAAAGAGGGCCTACCAGTACCTTGTCTTTGATTTCTATCTCAGACCTAGTAGTGTAGTCAAAATTCTCTACTTCGTTTACTATGTACTTAACTGTCGCCATTCTCTGTTCCGGCTTTTAAATTAGCCATCTCAATTTCTAAATCTATATTTTTAGTTAGAGACTCTAAAAGCTGTTCTCTTAACTCTGCTATCTCGTCTAATAGTGGTTGTATATCTTGTAAATTATCTTCTAGATCTAATAACTCACTACTTCTCTCTACTAAGTACCTATGTGATTCTCCGTCTCCTTCTACAGGTATATCTAAATATAAATCTTCATAGTCTTTAAAAAACTGTTTAACCGTTCTCCCATCTACAGCTTCTTCTGCAGACACAAAGGATTTAAACCCCCTATCGACGACTTTGCCGAAGGAGTCTTTTTGGTATACGGTTTTTTGTATTTTGATATTCTTACCCATTCCTTACTACCTTAAATACGTTTTTATTATCAAGTACTACAGTGCTTCCATTTAATGTTGTTTTGATCAAAAGCCTATAATACCTTTCGGGCTGGAGTGCATCCATATGTACGTCGAAGTAACTGCTAGTATTATCAGCACTTACCTTTGTGTAGTTAGAATCGAAGTCTATAATCATTTCATCGCTAAACTCATCTTTAATTGCCCAGTACGTATCCTGTGGTAGTTTATATTCAGTAAGGTAAATAGAACCAGTAGTGAATGTTCTTGTTGGATATTTAGGTCTTGCAGATATTCTAAATCTTGCTTTATCCGAATCTATATACTTTTCTTTCCAATTCTTTATAGAGACAGTAGCAATATCAGTACCTAATTCATTTAAGGTACTTGAATATATTGAATCGTCCCATTTAAATTCTAAGTATGGAGGAAAAATAGTATTAGTATCATTACCAAAGTATTGTAGAACAATAGAAGAGGTAGTTTCGTTCTCTAAGTTATCCTGTAGCTTAAGCAGCAGACCGTTATTGTCAGTAGTATTAGCATATGATGAACTAATAAATGATGTTACATCTATATTTAAATCTAAATCAGAACCTACATCAAAACTTTGAGAAGAAGCTAAGTCTCCTGTAAGGAAGTCTCCTCCTAAGTTTGTCCATTGTACTGTACCTGCGTCTTTAAATTTCCATGTTGCTCCAGATATATTGTTAGGTCTATCTTGTAGTTTACCTGTACCTTGTGACCAAGAAGATGATATAGGATATGCTTCAACGTTAAACCCTACTGGTAGTTCAGATGCACTGGCTACGTATAGATTTAATGAAGCGGAATAGGAGCCGGACACTTTAGTGTTAATAGCACTGTTAATGTCTCGATCTCTAAATTTAATTAGTATCCGGCTTGAGCGGCCTATTCCATCGTCATCAGGGTATGAACGAATTTCCAATATTTCATCTAATCCGGCATTACCATATACTCCTGCAGCATCTGGTTTGCTTAGGATAGTTGTGTCTTTCTCAGGATATATTCTGTATATTGCCATGTTATATTGTTGTTACTCTTCCTTCTATGTCTTGATTTGGATACTTTACTTCAAAGCAACAAGGGTCATAAGAAGGATATAATACGTTGTTTTTAGTTGCACCTTTGGTATCGTACCCAAAGCTACTATACCTACCGCCTGCTTTATTGGTAAGCGTTACACTTTTAACTGTCTGTACTCCTTTTACTCTATCGAGTGCAGTATATACAGCTGATATGTTAATAGGTTGGTTTATAGTTAATTTATCTTTTGCAAAATACTTCTTCAATTCAGATGTACAATTTAATAGTACTTCTCTTGATTGATAGTTGGGTAGTGAAACAATCTCAAACTGCACACCTATATTTACTACAAAAGCATCTCTTATTTCTACAGCATCTGTTAACATCATAAACTCAGAAAGATACGTCTTAAGGTTATTTTTAAGTGTGTCTGATGCAGGTACTAAATGTCCTTGATTGTCATATGCTAAAACATATAACGATAGAGCTAAGCGATTGTCTCCAAGAACTGATTCGTTGCTTCTAGTTGTAGCGTCTTGAGTAACATATACTTTAGCTATAGTTCCAAACCTTGGAGGGAGTGTTAATGCTCTAACTGAATAATCTTGTAGAGTTACTGTTCTTTTTTGTTCTGCAAATGATCTAGCGCTGTTCTCTCTAATTTCATCAACAGTGTCTCCATCTCTTCCTCCTAATGCAGGTTGTGGGTTATTGAAGTTTAAAGTAGCAACTTTAGAGGAATCTACTGCTGCTGTATTTATAGCATCTATAGTTGTAATAGAGTTAGCAGGTGCATTTGATTCAACACCGCCACCGACTATATACCTAACTGTAAGAGTGGTATTAGAAGGAGCTAATCCGTATGAATTAGTAAATAAAAAGTTTGACGGATCGTAAGCCCAGTCTAACCTCTTAACTCCTTGTCTAGGGAAGTAGGTAGTAGTTACAGGATTAGGTAAAAACTCTGCATCATCTTCAGTGCTTATTCCTGCTCCGAACTGTACTTGTAATACTCCTTTAGAGGTAAATCTACTTACAAATCTTCTCGGTACTTTTTTAAGTTTAAGTATGTTAGGTGCTTGTGCTTTATCTTGTGTAGAGTTTTGTTCATCTACAAATACAGTATCCTGTCCTAAGAAAGGTACTTCGTACCATATGTTTCCGTCGCTGTCTGTAATGTCTAGTACTCCAACTATGTTTTCGTCATCGATAGTTAGTGTTGCAAACTTCTCTGATGTGCTAAAGGTTTCTTGTGTTGATTTTATAGTCCCAGAATAAGCATGAGCTTTCTTCTTTAATTGAAATTCAGAAGGAGAACCTCCTGCTAATGTTTTAACAGTAATTTCAGTAGGGTCATATGAACTAGAGAAATTAAAGTCTACTTTATCTGATATAATATATGTAGGTTGTCCTTGACTTGTAGCTTTAACGGTGCTGTTTTCAGCAACAGTTATTGCTTGATCAAAATCTGGTTTACTGTCTATTCCTATTGCATCTACTGTTTGTGATACTTCTAGAATCGTTTCTGCTACAGAAGTAACTTTAGGTGTATATCCCATCATATAAGCAAGTGCATATAAGTTAGATGGGTTCTTAGCATGTTGTAAAAACGTTTCTTGTAGTTGATTATCTTGATAGAAAGACAGAACATCTCCTACATAAGATGCCATTTCAATTAACATCATACCTGGTGATGATGGAGAAAAGTCATTATAAGAATCAGGAAAGTAGGATTTAGCATACTCTATTAATTGAGATCTAAAATCGTCAAAATTCCTGTTAATATATTTTATGTCTCTAGTTTCCGCCATTATGTAGCAATATTAATTAATAGTTCATCTTCTATATTTGTATCCTTTATACTATAGGCCAAATAAAAGGTAACTACGTTGTTGTCTGGATCTGATCCAGTTTTAATCTCTTGAGGTTCAACTCTAGGAAAGTATATGTTTATTGACTCTCTAACTATGGATTCAATTTCACCTATCTTTTCTTCGTTTATATTCTCAAATAACATATTCCTTAACCTAGTACCAAACTGAGGGTTTAAATATCTCTCTCCTTTACCGGTTAAGAAAAAGTTAATAAGGTTATTTTTAATAGCTTCTTTAGTTTGATAGTTAGAAGAAAACACGTCTTTAGCTCTAAATGGAATATTTAAGCCGACAGCTTTTCTAGGCTGTAAATCTAACGGGTTGATCTTTTTAACTTCAAATGCCATAATTACCTACTTCTATCTTTTTCGTATGACTTGTCTAATACTGATTTAGCTTTAGCTACAAAGTCTAATTTGCTTATATCTATTCCGGGTTGATTAGGTGATGCTGTCATTCCCATTTGATTAGCCATAGAGCTAGCAAAGTTAGGTTTCTGTGCACCAGACCCTCCCATTATGTTAGAGTACTCTTCTCCTGTCATAGATGCCTTAGTCATTTTTAGCATCTCATCTAAAGGTACAGTACCTGTATTCATTTTTCCTGTAGACCATGTTCTTTTAAGGTCTTTTTGTACGACTGGCTTATAGTCAGCGAATTTTTGCATGCCTTGTGGAGCTGAAGCAATTTTAACAGCTTCATTCATTACTTCTTGTAACTCCTCCTTAACGGCAGCTCTTACTTCTTCTCGTATGATTTTGCGTAATTGATCGAGTTTCATATATATAAATAGTTAAGTTAAGAAAGTTGATTATCAATTCTAAATTTTATTTCCTCTAAAAGTACTTTTTTTGATGAACTAAATGAATTTGGTCCTTTTAATTGTACTTTTCCGTCTTTTAATGCAACAGCAAAGTGTCGAGGAGCAAGGACGGGTGTTTCGGGGGTACGTCTAATCTGAAGTATATAACCTTTATATGTTAGGTCAGGGTCTTCTCTAGTTTCTACCTCCTTGGTAATTAAATCTCCAGATATGCTTTTAAGATCTTTACTAAGTTCTTCAAGTATTTCTGAAGGAATATCACCTTCACTATCTCTACTTACTAAGTTACCACTGTCTAAGTCACTATCAGTCAGATCGCTGTTAGTCAGATCGTTGTTAGTAGAGGCTGTTTCTTGATTATTAGCAGGTAATTTGTCACCAGTAGGTTGGGTTAGCTTATCAGAAATATTTTGTAATACTTTTTCAAGCTGAGAGAATGCTACTGCTTGTCCGGTAAGAGCTTCTGGTTTTATGTTAACTGCTTCAGTTTTAATTTCTTTTTCAGGTATACCGTTTTTATCTAATACTGTATTCCCGTTTTCGTCTTTCTTAGTTACCACTATAGCAATAGGGTTTGTCTTTTTTCCGTCTATTAATACAGGGGGTAATCTAAAGCCTGTACCTTCTTCTACTAGGTTAAGAGCTTCTTTCTTAGGTAAACTATCTAACGTAGCTGCACCAGCCATCTTTATAGAAGCTATACCTAACTTTTCTTTAAGTTTATTCTCTACTTGCTCTTTGGCAGGTCTATTATTTTCTTTCTCTAATACTTTAGAACCGAATGTAGCAAATATACTATCCCCATTTTCATCTAACATTCCTAAAGTTGCTTGTTGTTTTTTAGAGAGTTTAGATTTCATAGCATTCTCTATCTTACATACTTTAAGAGGAGCTTCAAGTGCTTTTAAGTTTTTACTAATTGCTCCTGCGTTACCAGATACATCTTTTAAACTAAGTTCAATGGCGTCGGCTGTGATTAACATAGCTGCTGCAAATTCTTTTAGTAAGTTAAGAAGGTCTGCAAACTTAGTTGTAAAGTTAGTAGGTTGTGCAAATATTAAACCTCCAGGAGGTCCAGGTGGAGTACCTATAGCTTGTGGAACAGGTAGGGCTAATATGATATCTACTGCTGCTAATATACCTTTTATAGGAGCACGTATTCCAGGGGGTAAGCCTGCAAATACAGCAACGTTAGCTGTTACCTTACCTGATAAAGAAGATAGTTGTGTTAGCTTATTATCTAATTTGTTTAGTTCGGCATCACCAGGGCACCCTTTAGCTCTTAGCTTGTTGGTGCTAGTGGTTACAGCTTTCATTCCTTTAGCTATAAGTATACCTTGAGCTTTACCGATTTGTGTACCGATAGCAGCGTGTAGATTAGGTGGTTTAAACTTTTCAAATGGCATACTACTCTGTAAATACTTTTAGTGAATCTAAATCGTCTATGGCTTTTTTTATTTGTCCTAATGGAGAAGCCATTGAAGCTCCATGTGCTTTGATTTGTGTTAACCCTCCGGCTGATGATCCAGCTGGTGCTACTCCTGCTAAAGCTTTACCTAACCTTTCTAGCTCGGATAATAAGTCTTTCATCCATGCTTGTGTTGTTGCTCCAAGTAGAACTGGTTCTCTTTCTCCAAAGGCTTCAGTACCTAGATAAACTTTAGTAGCGTCTAGAGCTACATACTCTTGTCCGTCGAAGCTGATTGTGTTAGCGTTTCCTGCTACTGCTTCAGTACCAGATAAAAGTATACTCTCTTCTTTAGCGTTAAAGTAAAGTCTTCCTGAGTTTATTAGTATTTGAGATCCTTGATAGGCATCTGCTTTATCAGGTTCTCCATCCCATGCATCTCTTTTTTCATTAGCTTGAGTAAGGCTAACTGTATGGTCTTCCACCATATATATAGAAGCAGGATCATCGTTTATATTCTCTACTATAGTTGAATCAGGTGTTGCTCCATTCTTACCGTTACTTATTATGGTTATCGGTTTTTGGTCGTTATTCTCAACAAACATTTGTTCGTGATCTACACCAGTAAACCGGACTGTTTGACCTTGTCTACCTTCAATTATAACATCACCTTGGAAAGGCTGTAGCGGTGCTACATTAGCTTTATCTTCAAAGTTATATCCTAATTCTTCTAATCCTTGTTGTGTATCGGGAAATGCGTTAACGTGAGGGTTGTTCCACATGTTAACAACAGTAGTGTAGTAGCTTCTTGAATTGTTACTATTAGATTCATCTCTATCTACAGCAGGTGCTGCTTGTAGTAGGACTACTTCGTTAAGTAGGGGGTAGATTTTAAAGTTACTATTAATAGGGTAGGCTATATCTA